GTAGCCGTTACACCATTGATGATTGGAAATGTAGGTGCAACACCTACAATATATTGTGTGGCATAAGGTAAATCAAAAGTATCAGAGTCTTGATAAGTTGTTCTAGCTAAAGATCCGGTAACCCATGTATTTTCTAAATAGTTATATACAACGTTTCTATCTATTTGTGTTTGTCCTGCTTTTGGATAAAACCAACCTACTTCATTATATAATGAATTAGTAAATGCATAAACAATTTCACCAGCATTATAGTTAATTCCTAAATTGTCTTGACCAATATCTGTAAATACAAAGTCTTCTACAAGCGACGGTAATTGTTTTACTGTTCCATCATAGACAAAAAATCCACCAGAAGCACCCATCCAAAATACAGCACCCTGTGCAAATGCCATTGCATGTTGACCAATACATCCACAATTTGTTCCAACCTGTCTAACAGAAAATGTAAAAGGAGGCCCTACAAATTGAATAACGTATGCAGCCTGATCTGTTAATACAAAAATATAATCTTTACCCTGTATTGCTCCTCGAATCTCGTTACCCGTATCTAGTCTAAAAGTACCCGCAGTGTTTGTAACCGTTGGATTCCAAGTATTAATATCTTCTTGATTTGAAAATCTTATAAACATTGGATCTTGAGTAGAGGGTGTTCCAATAGTTGTTTCAGTACCCAGTGCAAATAAATGTCTATCTCTGTCTGATACAATTGTCATAATAGATGACGTTGGAGCGTTTGCAACAACTGTAGCTCTTGTTTGAAGAGCAGTTGATCCTACAGGACTCCAAGTAAATATTCCACCATTCTTGACTGTAGCAACAAGTATCTGGCCAAAGTTATCGAGCGACCAGGAGGCAGCGGCGAGTACTGTTGCAACTGTATTAGATTCTAAACCCCAATTAACCCAATTTGAAGCATTTGTTACAATAGCGTTATCTAAATGTGATGCTGCAGTTGTTCCATTAACACCTCTTACACAACCTGTAAAAGTAGTTCCAGTTAAACTTGTATAAGTAATTAATTCAGAATCAATATCTATTGTTCCAGTGGCTGGAAAACCTGTTGTTGAATCAACTGTAATTGTTGTGGCTGAATTATTTAATGATCCATTTAATTGATTTGTAATTGATGTTGGAATTGATCCACCCCAATAACCTGTTCCCCAACCATAAGCTGAAGTTTGAGTAGTAGGTCCTACAAAAATATAAGGAGTTGTAGTAATAGTTCCACCCGCTGTAACTCCTGTTCCAGTTTCTATAACAGGCATAGTAACTGTAAAAGTAGCTGATGTGGGAACGGATAAAACTTCAAAAGTATTAGTTGTAAAATCTGCTGATGTATAACTTGTTGTAGTAGGTCCTGGAGTTGTGACACTTGTAAATATAATGTAGTCTCCAACTTCTAATCCATGTGCTGTTTTATTAATGGTAACTGTTGCAGAGCCAGTTGTTGAAGTATAAGTGCAAGATGTAAGAGCAGTGCCAAGAGGTGTAATGTCATAAAAAGTACCCTCATAATAAATAACTAATAATTTTGAAGTTCCTATTGCTGCATATTTTTTACCATCTAATGCAGTCCAAGTGTGTTGATCGCGCGCAGGACCTGCTAGTGTTGAAGATAATAACTGTTCAAATCCACCTATTTTCTCTGGTTCTCCGTATCTAAATCTTACAAAATCACCATCAATCCATTGCCCTTCGGCTCCGGTTGCTGTTTGTTGTTTATTAAATCCAGGCTTAAATTGTATTTTCTGTAATGGCATAAGAAGTCTCTATACCACCAAATCTATTGATTTACACTATTTTAGTGAATGGTGGTAATCCTAACAGAGGTCTTTTATCATATAAATTGGAATCTGCAAACTGTCCATTTACATGATTATAATGTAAGAAAACTTGAGCACAAGTATTGCCTGTAAATTTTTCTCTCCAATGTTCTAATTCACATCCAGAATATACTAACATATCACCCGGTTCCAGATCCACTTTAATTCCTTTTGGAGCATCTGGTTTCATTATATTCTTATATTCATCAATTACATTATTACTTCCTGTTGTATCTAAATAGATGGCCCAAGGATCCCCACCTAGATTTAATGTTGTAGATATCTCACAAGATGGTCTATCTTTATGTCTTTTTAAAATAGAACCTTTTTCATAGATCCTTGCATAAGAATAAGTTGGTATTAAATTAAGACCTGTCTCTTTCACCATAATAGGCATAACTTTCATAAGTAATGTTTCCATTACAAAGTCAGCATAATGAGAATATACATTTGGAACCTGTTGATCTTTCCAAGTACCTAGCATCCCGTTTTCAGCTACTAGATTATTTGAATACATAAAGTGAACAGCATCTCGTTTAAGTAAAAAATAATTATATATAAAATTAGCAAGATCATAAGATACTGCTTTTTTAATCACTTGATATTTGTTCTGGGCGAAACTCATAGATTATTCTCCTTTAATAGATTATTTAATTCATTTATATTCTGACCATATACCTTTAACATATCTTTATCATAAATAAAGTCTGCTTTTTCAAAAGGATGATGTTTTAATGTAAGTACATTAATAACTTGCATAAATTTTGCCTCTTTTGCATCTAGTGGCTTATAACATAATGTAGCATCATACTGCTTACGCTGTAATTCTAAATATCTATTAGTTCCTGTTTGAATTACATTTTCATTAAATGGATGTAAAACAATTGGGCATAATAATCCTAATTCTTCCATTTGACCTTTTACTCTTTTAACAGATCTTTCTATTGGTTTGTGAGTTAAACTTAAATCTTTGAGTTGTTTCATTATAAGTCTATTTTTAAATAATTGATATTGTGGATGAGCTATTTTCATAGATCTATTTTGGTCATGTTATAGATGTTAAACCATTCATTTGCATATTCTGTGTTTTTATAGTCTTTAAAATAAGGTCCACCTTCTGTAAAATGAACATTATGTACATCTTTTTTATAAGGATATTCACCTACTAACCAATTCCATTCAAGAGGAATACTACCTATTAAATTTTCATCTAACCACTTAAATTGATGAAGTTCTAAACCTGATTTAGTATTAACATATTCGGGTGTAAGTGTTTTACATTTAGATGTATTCATCAACATTAAACTAGACCAATTCTTTTTTGCATATATCGTTTGATTATTACCTAAAAATTTATTTTTAGAACTAGGAGTGTAATCATGTTTACAAACTTGAATTGCATAGTCTTCATTTCTTAAATTCCAAAGTTCTGTGATATCAGATAACATCACCATATCGGAATCCATAAATATGGCCCAGCCATTATAATTCATTAGGTGAGGAACTAGAAATCTACTAAATGAAAATTCAGTAGAAGCAAGTGGATCTTGTTTTCTTGTATAAATATTTTTTAAATTATTTAAATTAATTGGTGAAATTGTAATTGGAGTTGAGCTGTTTCTTAAAATACTCTCTGTTAATACATGATAAGCTATTTTAACTTTACTATCGTAACCTATAAATATAGGAATCACGCAAACATTCCCTTTTGTAAAAAATTAAAAGACACTGATATTCTAATATCATTAGATTGATTTGTATCTACACAATGATTTAACCATGAAGGAAACATAATAAGTCGTCCAGCAATTGGTTCAAAGTGAACTTCATTCCATAAATGTTTAGGAAGTTGTCCTTGTTTTCTTCTTGGTCTTGATATGTTGATACAAGGTTTTGGATCTTCTACTTTTAAATGTCCACTGTTAATAGGAGCTTTAACATAATAAACTCCAGACCATAATGAATTAGGATGGGTATGTGCTCTATTATAACCACCTGGAGGATTAATATTTGCCCACATGTTTCCAAGAAAAGGTTCATTGTCTAATGATTCATCTTTATAAATAAATTGCTGTGCTTGATATAATATATCTACTAACATTTTATATTCTGGTTTTTCATGCATATCAGTCGTTGAATGCCAACCATTCACATTAGTTTTTTGAACTCCTTTATCTTGTCTAGACCAATTAATAATATTTTGTTCTAATTGTGCATTAAATTCAGGAGTACCTACATCTTTAACGTAGATAGGTGTTGCAAAGTATAATTCTCTGTTCATCTAAATGAAGGACCTCCAAACCACATAACAAGTGATCTTCTGATTCCTCTAGTAATTGGAACAACTCTATGTCTAATAAATGATGCAAAGAAAATAGCTTGACCTTGTTTAGGTCTTGCAATTTTACCATCTGACATCAATTCAAGTCCGCCACCTTCAAATTCAGATTCATGTGATAATAAACATGTCATAGATATTTTTCTTACAGGTGGTTCTTTTGCACCATTAACATCTGAATCCATATGCCAGTCATAAAATCCACCTGCTGGATACTCTGTATATTGTGCTTGTTCGGTAATTTGTATTCCATCAAAACCAAAATGATTAGCATTGGTTCTTCTTATTTGATTATCAATAATTTTATACATTTCAGGAAGTTTATTAAATGGTATCCAACTAATATGTGAAGTTCTAACTTTTGTATCTATAGTTCCTCCTTCTTTTGAACCAACTTCTCCTAATTGCTGTGGTTCAGATTTTCCTGCATTTATAATCATTTGACATTGTTCTGGTGTAAACAATGGAGTTGTAGTTTCTACTATTAAACTTTTCCAACGCGGTTCCAAAATTATCATTATGCTCCTCTATTTATAATTGGGTTATAAAGTACATCACAATTTGCTGCTAATGTTCGTCTAGTGTCTTGAGTTCCATTAAATGGATAAACACAATGTCTCATATCATATGGAAATATATAAAAGTCTCTTAACTTCATAGGTGGTTGATAATCTACTTTTGCAAATTGACCAGAAGATGCTCCTAATATTTGTAATCGTCCATTTTGAGGTGTTTCAGATGCTGAATATTCTACACCATAAGTATTAGGTAATTTTAAAACCATAACAGAAGATAAACCTGTAAATATATTTCCTTGATGAATATGAACTGGATTATATTCATTAGCTTTCATTTCATTAATCCATATTGAATTAATATGTGTTTTATAATCTATAATTTTATTAAAATCTAAATAATGATGAAATGCAGTTCTAAACCAATCTAATACATTTTTTGGAAATAGATTATGTCTTTTCATTTTAGATTCATCATCTCCATCATAAAATAAAGAATGTTCATTTTTTATTTTACCAATCAACTGACCATTTGCAGGATTTAATTGATTAAACTTTTCTTCGTAGGTTTGATTAATACTTGTGAAAATATCTAAAGGAACTTCATATCGTAGGATAGATTGTCCTAAAAATATAAAATTAAAATTCATTGTCTTTCTCTATTTATTCTCTTTTCCGTATTGTATTTGTTCTTTATTATCGTATTTTAATTCCCCAGATTGCTTTACTCTTTCAATAGTTTGTAATTGACCCATTGCATTAAACACTTCTGGTTGAGAAGAACCTGGTGTTAATGATTTAACCTTATTTATATATACTTGATGATAAGACTCTAATTGATGTTGATTAACATCTTTTGTATTAAAGCTACCATCATCAAATTCTAATTTTAATTTAGACCACATATTGATTTCTCTCATTCTATCTTTTGCAACTAATTCCATATTAGCTTTAGAATAAATCTTTTCATCTAAATCTATCTTAAAGCACTCTAATTTATATTCATCAGTTTCAGTTTCTAACTTTTTAGTAAGCCATTTAATCTTTGCATCATTACGTCTATAATCAAAAGATAATGACATTAAATTTTCAAGAAATACATTTTGTTCTCTAACACATTGCCAATACTTTGCAGCTTTACTTGGATGTTTATTATCTTGTAATACGGATACTCTAGCTTCTGTCTCTGTTCTAAATATTTGTTTTTTAGTCCAAGTATCACGAAGTTCATCAACTAGACCTTTAAAGTTTTTAAGATCTGTTGGTTCAAGAAGATTATTAAGGTGTGTTTCTTCTTGTTGTATAAGCGACTTTATATCTCTCTTCTCTGTCATCTAAACTTATATATACTATTTTAAAGATATGTAAAGGTCTAGGAAGTAGTTAAAGTTATAGTTACATTACCACCTGTAAATTCTTCTGTGGCTGCTGTAACTGCTGGAGTTGAATCAAATCCACCAGACGCTAAACCAGATGCTTGTGTTCCTGCTCCTGCTAATTCTCTTCTTCCAGTAATTAAATTTCCATTTGTTATCCAAGAAGTTCCATTATATGACTCTGTTTGTTTTTGTGGACCTGCATCTCCACCAAAAGCTAAAGCAGAAGTTTGTAAACCTGCTCCTGCTAAACCTCCTCTACCTGTATTTAAATTTCCACCTGCTGTCCAAGATGTGCCATCATATTCTTCTGTTGCGTTTGTTAAAGGTGTATTACTTCCTCCAAAAACTGCAGCTGTAGTTTGAGTACCTGCTGCACCTGATTGATTTCTAGCCGTAGTTAAATTTCCACCTGCTGTCCAAGATGTGCCATCATATTCTTCTGTTAATGCTGATGTACTTGCTATATATCCACCAATAGCTAAACCAGTTGTTTGAGTACCAGTTCCTGTAGGAGATTGTCGTGCTGTCCCTAAATTTCCACCTGCTGTCCAACTTGTTCCATTATATTCTTCTGTTGCGTTTGAATCAGCACCTACCCAACCACCAGCAGCTAAAGCCGCTGTTTGAGTTCCAGCACCTGCTAAAAGACTTCTAGCTGTTCCTAAATTTCCACCTGCTGTCCAAGCAGTTCCGTTGTATTCTTCTGTGTTTGCTAATGCAGGTAATCCAGAAGGAAGATCTGTAGATCCACCAAAAGCTGCGGCTACTGTTTGTGTACCTGCTCCTGCTAAATAACCTCTTGCAGTTGCCATATTTCCACCCGTCGCCCAAGCACCTACACCCGCGTATCCTTTTAAAGAATTAGATGTAGTATTATACCACATCTGTCCTTCTGTTGGATTTGCTGGATCCGAGCTTACGATTAAAATATTTTGTCCTTGTATATTTGTATATGTTGCCATGTTTATGTTCCTGTTACTGTTCTAGCTACAACTGTTGGTCCACCTGTAAATTCTTCTGCTGTAGTAGGAAGAGCTTCAGCAGGAGTAGCACCTGCTATAGCTAAACCTGCAGTTTGTGTACCTGCTCCTGCTAACTGCCATCTTCCTGTATTTAAACTTCCAGCTGCTGTCCAAGAAGTTCCATCATATATTGCAGCTGTTGAAACTAAAGGATCTGGTCGTCCACCAAAAGCTAAAGCAGAAGTTTGTGTTCCTGCTGCTGCTAAAATATATCTTGCAGCTGGTAAATTACCTCCTGCTGTCCAACTTGTTCCATCGTATTCTTCTGAAGTTAAAACAATACCAGTAGGAGCACTCCCACCTATAGCTAAAGCAACAGTTTGTGTTCCACATCCACCTAATTGATTTTTTGCTACAGGTAAACTACCTCCTGCTGTCCAAGATGTTCCATTGTATTCTTCCGTAGCTGCGCTAGATGCACTTCCAGCTGGAATATTTCCTCCAAAACCTAAAGCAACAGTCTGTGTACCACAACCAGCTAATTCACTTCTTGTTGTACCCATATTTCCACCTGCTGTCCATGAAGTTCCGTCGTATTCTTGAGTTGCATTAGTGTAAGTTCCATCAGGTTCCACATTACCTCCAAATTTAACCGCAGAAGTTTGTGTTCCAGCTGCACCCATACCATAATTATTTACAGGTACCGATCCACCAGATGTCCAAGATGTTCCATCGTATTCTTCACATACAGTTGTATATCCATAAGTACCACCATTAGTATTTCCAGCAATAGCTAAACCAGCCGTTTGAGTACCAGCTCCAGCTAATTGTCTTCTTCCTGTGGCCATGTTCCCACCCGTCGCCCAAGCACCTTGTTGTGTAACTCCAACTTTTAAAAGATTAGAAGTAGAATTAAACCACACTTGTCCATTTTGAGGACTCGCTGGGTCTGATGCCAGATACTGGACTTTTTGTCCATATGTTCCGTAATAAGTAGCCATAAAATTTTACTCTAAAACTATATTTTCTGGTCTGCTGTTCATAGAATTGTTTTTCTGATCTTCAGGTAAAGCATCATAAGCAGCTTGAGCTTTTGCAACTTCTGCATCAACTATCGCTTGCGCTTCTGCTTTTGTTTTGAAAGATCCAGCTACTTTAAATACCCAAAGATTTGCTTCTTTGTTATTCGCTGGTATTCTCCAAACATTACCTGGCAATCCAGAAATATCGAATCTAGAAGATTCACCTATTTCAATGAACCCCTTTCCCCAATTCTCCGCTGTACAGTATTTATATGCCATGTTTCCTCCTTAATTAATTAACTAAATGATATTGTCTTATTAACATTAACTGGTCCACCTGTAAATTCTTCTGTAAGTGTTCCATTAGAAGTTGCTGGTGATGGTGAACCTCCAAAAGCTAAAGCTGATGCTTGTGTACCTGCCCCTGCTAATCTGTTTCTTGCTGTAATCATAGAAGCTGCTTCCGCCCAACTTGTTCCATTATATAATTCTGTTGAATTTGCCCTACTTGTACTTGGGCCTGGTGATCCTCCAAAAGCTAAAGCTGAAGTTTGTAAACCTGTTCCTGCTAATCTACTTCTTGCTGTATTTAAATTTCCACCTGCTGTCCAACTTGTTCCATCATATTCTTCTGTTGCTGCTGTATTTGCCGGAGTTGAATCAACTCCACCAAAACCTAAAGCCGCTGTTTGTAAACCTGCTCCTGCTAATTGATCTCTTGCCGTTCCTAAATTTCCACCAGCTGTCCAAGCAGTTCCGTTGTATTCTTCTGTGGCTGCTGTATTTGCTGGAGTTGAATCAACTCCACCAAAACCTAAAGCCGCTGTTTGTAAACCTGCTCCTGCTAATTGTTGTCTAGCTGTTGTTAAATTTCCACCTGCTGTCCAACTTGTTCCATCATATTCTTCTGTTGCTGCTGTAACTGCTGGAGTTGAATCTAAGCCTCCAAAAGCTAAAGCTGAAGTTTGAGTTCCACAACCTGCTAATCGTTGTCTACCTGTTCCTAAATTTCCACCTGCTGTCCAAGAAGTTCCGTCGTATTCTTCTGTTTCTACTTTAGCACCTGGTGCCCCACCAAAAGCTAAAGCTGAAGTTTGAGTACCTGCTCCACCTAAAAAATTTCTTCCTGTTCCTAAAGCACCCCCACTAGCCCACGCTCCTTGCACTTCTGTCGTATATTCAAATGCTTTTGAAGTTGTGTTGTAAAATACTTGTCCTGGATCCCCTGGTGATGGATCTGATGCTACTGTTTGAACAGCGTAACCATTTATACCTTTATAAGTAGCCATGGTTATTTATTCTCCAATAACCAACCTTGTGTATTGTCTGAAAATACAAGTGTAAGTCCAGCACGCTCAACTGACACCGTTAAGTCCTCTGCAACACCTTGTATATTTTTACCATTTCTTGCAATGGTTAAATTATTAGTATCAAATGTTCCAGCGTAGTCTATGAAAGTTATAAAATCTCCTAATGTTGGTGAAGATGGAAGTGTTGCTGTTATTACACCACCTGATGTATTTATAAAATATCCTGCTTTTGCAACTACAGTAAGACTTGATGTTACTACTGCTTGCCATGCTGCGCCTCCTGATACAGTTGTAAAGGATGCTGTAGTTCCATCTGTTGATAAAACTTGTCCAGCAGTTCCCATGGTGATTCCACCAAATGATCCTGCATTATTAAATTGAATTTGTTTATCTGATCCACCTGGAACTCCAAGAGGAACATCTGTTATATTTGTTCCATCTGAATAAACTATTTTAAATCCTTTATCAGTTGCAGAAAATGTTGCTCCTGTTCCTGATGCAGTTTTAAATTCAACTGTAAATGCACCTATTGTACTATTTTGTACTATATATGTTTTTTCAATACCATTTGGAACTGTTACAACTTGATTTCCTGTAATTGTTCCTGTTAATTTTATAACTGCATTTCTTGCATTAGATAATGTTGCATTTGTCATTACAAGAGCTGTTGTTTGAGCTCCTCCTGCAATAGATATTGCTTCAACACCCGCAATTGCTTGTTGTACTAAATTTAAATTTGTATTTGTGATATCTCCCCATAAACCAGCTTGTTCGCCAGTAACCATGAGTTCTAGTTTAAGATCTGTAGAATAACTTGATGCCATATTAATTCCCTATGCTTGTTTATTAAATTTATGCAGCCGTGTCAATCTCCGTCCAATTTGCTGGAGTTCCTGTATTAACAACTGTCCAAATTTGATTATTAATACTATTTAGTGA